AGTGGTACACTATTCCAACGGTTATACCTGACTTACAACAAGTGTTGACATCGGGCAATACGGCTGTAAATAATATAATATTAACAGGTAACTTAAGTGCTAACAACGCAGCGTTATTAACATCTACTATTTCTACAAGCCTTACTTTGCTTGGGACAGTAAAAGATGGACTAAGTTCAGTTGGAACGAATAATCAAGTATTATCTTCAAATGTAACAGGAGTTAGATGGATAAATTTACCTGTTTATAGTGCTACGTCACCTTTATTATACAATTCAGGTACAGGCGTATTTAGCATTCAACAAGCAAATGCTTCTCAGAATGGATACTTATCTTCTGCAGATTGGATAACATTTGATGGCAAGCAAACTGCCATAAGTTTAACAACAACAGGAAATAGTGGAGCATCAACTCTTGTTGGGTCTACAATCAATGTTCCTAACTACACATTATCAGGACTTGGTGGGGTTCCGCAAACAAGAACGCTTACAATTAACGGTGTTACTTACAATTTATCAGCAGACAGGACGTGGACGCTTGCTACAGGTGTTTCATCTGTATCAGCGACAACTCCTTTGTTTTCAACAGGAGGCGTTAATCCTGACATATCAATACAAAAAGCTGATAGTGCTTTAGATGGTTATCTATCAAGTGCTGATTGGTTGACATTTAATAGCAAACAACCGGCAGGTAATTACATTACCTCATTAACAGGTGAGGCAACAGGGGCAGGACCGGGAGCAACAGCGGTTACGCTTAGTACAACAGCCGTTACAGGAAAGCTACTTACAGGACTAAACTTAGCGGCAGGCGGAACTATATCTGCAACAGATAGTATTTTAATTGCTTTTGGTAAAACCCAAAATCAAATTTCAGCATTAGTAGGTGGCGTTATTTTTAAAGGAACTTGGAATGCAAGTACAAATACACCTACTTTAGTAAGTAGTGTAGGTGTACAGGGAAATTATTATATTGTAAGTGTGGCAGGTAATACCAACTTAAATGGTATTACTGATTGGCAGGTAGGTGATTGGGCTATATTTAATGGTACAGTTTGGGATAAAGTTGATAATACTGACGCTGTTAGTTCAGTTAATGGATTTACAGGAGCGGTAAACCTTACAACAGACAACATCCCTGAGGGAAGCACAAATCTATATTATACAAATACAAGAGCAAGAACGGCACTTTCATTTGTAGCGGGTAGCGGAGCGTATAATAATACAACAGGGGTAATTACAATACCTACAAACAATAATCAAATTACTAATGGGTCTAATTACATAACCTTAGCATCGCTAAGTGCAGTATCTCCATTAAGTTATATCAATACAACGGGTGTATTTAGCATATCTCAATCTACTACTTCAACTGACGGTTACTTGAGTTCAATAGATTGGAACACGTTCAATAACAAGCAGGCTACAATAACTTTAACTACTACGGGTACGAGTGGAGCGGCTACATTTGTTAGTAATACCTTAAACATTCCTCAATATCAGTCAGTCTTAACTAACCCAATAACAGGAACAGGTACAAGTGGACAGGTAGCTTACTTTAATGGTACATCAAGTTTAACAAGTTCTGCAACATTTGCTTTTACTCCTACATCACAACTATTAGTTAATAATAGTGTAACGGCTGCATCTGCAATAGCAAGAGGTACTAACCTTACTCCTACATTAACGGCTGCTGCTAATGGTGATGTTCTTGTAGGATTAGATATTAATCCAACTTTTAATGTTGGAGCATTTACAGGATATTTGCAATATGGTTTAAGAGTAAGAGCAAATACAAATCAATTAAATACAAATGATTATGTTGCAATATTTGAAAATACTAATGCTGTATATGGCAATGGTATTCGTATAATTGGAGGTGGTGATAAATCAGCAATTAGATTATTATTAAGTACTGCTAATAATGATGGAACTGATGTTTTTAGAGTTAGAGCTAATGGCTCAATATCAGTAGGTACAGGAAACAATAATAATAATGGCACAATAATAGATAATAACTCTATTAGTTTAGGTGGTTATCAAACTATAGCTAATAGCGGTTCAGTAGGAATTGTATTCTCTCCATTTTCTGCGGCTAATGCGGTAACATTTAGGCAATCAGGTAATGTACTAATTGGGACAACCACAGATGCAGGTTTCCGTCTTGACGTTAATGGTACTGCAAGAGTACAAAGTTTCACAACAATAAATGCTGCACCTGCGGTAAATGGTTCTGCAGCTTTGTTGGTACAATCTACAACAAATAATAGCGTATCAGCATTATTATATGGTATAGATAATAATAGTACCATTACAACAATAAATTCATCAAGTAGTTACATAGGTATTAATTCAAGAAATGCAATTGGAGCATCATTGGTTCAAGCTACTTCAGTACAAGGGGCTTTAAACATTTCGGCAGGAACTACAACCGCTGCAATTGGTTATTCCGTAAATAGTGCAGTAATAGGAACAGGTGCAGCAACATTATTTATTGGTTATAACTTTGAAAATGTTTTTACAAGTGGTAGTGGTGCAGTAACAAGACAAATTGGTATAAGAATAAATAACTTAACAACAGGAAGTGCTGCAAATGTTGGTATATTATTTAACAACTCTGCGGGTACATCTGTTAATGGAACTTGGGATATTTATGCTCAATCAGGCAATAACTCTTACTTTGCAGGTTCATTGGGGATAGGTACAACAAGTTTAGCAGGAATAACTTTAAACATTGCAAAGAACTTAACAGGTGCAACTGCAAGTACACAAGTATTTGCCCAACCTACAATACAATCGGATGTAACAGGAACTGCTATTATTTATAATGCATTCCCATCAACACAAGCTGCTGCATTTACGATAAATAACCTTTATTATTATCAAGCAAATCAAGCAACTATTGGTGCTGCAAGTGCGATTAATACTCAAGTAGGATTTAGGGTAGCGTCATCATTAACAGGTGCTACAAATAACTTTGCATTTAGAAGTGAATTAGCTGCTGCAACAAATGTTTGGAATCTTTATATGGGTGGTACTGCTAACAACTACTTTGCAGGTTCATTGGGAATAGGTACAACAAGTGTTGATACTACTATGCTTAGAATATCAAGGGCTTTTACATCTACCCTTGCTACATCAATATTTTTAGATAGCCAAGTATCTTCTACAAATGCATCCGCAAATTATATAGTAACTAGTGCTAATACAGAAGCTGCTACATTTACTACACAAATTAGACATATTAGTTTAACACAAGGTACATTCGGAGCAGGTAGTACAGTAACATCCCAATTTGGTATAATTGTTGGAGATTTAACAGGTGCTACAAATAACTACGGATTCTTTGGTAATATATCTGCTGCTACAAATCGTTGGAATCTTTATATGGGTGGAACTGCTAACAACTTTATGGCAGGTTCATTAGGTATCGGTGCAACAAGTTTAGTAGGTAGAAGTTTATCTGTTACAAAAAACATTACAGGAGCAGTAACATCTTATGGAATAATATCTAACGGACAAATACAATCAGACGCAACAAGCTCTGTAAGATTATTTAACTCAGTTGCAAACACAGTTGCAGCATCATTTACGCTTTCAAGTTTAGTACATTATTATACTGAACAAGTAACTTTTGGGGCAGGTTCAACAGTTACAAATCAATATGGTTTTTATGCAGAATCAAACTTAACAGGTGCAACTAACAACTATGGCTTTTTTGGCAATATCCCAAGTGGTACTAACAGATGGAATTTGTATATGGCAGGAACGGCTAACAACTATTTAGCAGGTTCATTGGGGATAGGTAGTACAAGTTTTGGTGCTAAATTACAAGTTAATAATGCTGCAACTGTTGGTACAGGTTCTACCGCAATGAGTGCAATCAATCCAATAATTTTTGTTGATAATGGTAATGCTGCAAATGGTTCTATTGTTATCAAATCACACTCAGTAGGTGCAGGAAATGTTGTAGGTGCTTTAAGATTTGCATCTTCACCTGATGGTGCTAATTATAACTATGCAGGTATTGAGGCTTTGTCAAGTGCAAGTAGTGTTGTTGAAACACTTTCTTTTAAAATACCATCTTCTAATGGTGCTGCTGCAACATCTAATGAAATAGCAAGAATTGATATTAATGGATTATTAATTGGAACGCAAACAACTATTGTTGGAACTTCTTTAGTTGTTGGTAAAATGACAGGTAGTACTGTTAGTAGAGGTATTTTATCAAGTGGTACAATTCAATCAAATGTTACATCACAAGCAAGATATTTTAATTCTGCTGCTTCTACTGCTGCTGCTTCATTTACTTTAACAAGTTTATTTCATTATTATGCAGAACAAGGAACGATTGGTGCAGGTTCAGTAGTTACAAATCAATATGGATATGTAGCAGAATCTAATCTTACAGGTGCAACTAACAACTATGGCTTTTTTGGTTCTATTCCAAGTGGTACTAACAGGTGGAACTTATATATGGCAGGAACTGCTGCAAATTATATGGCAGGGGTACTAAACATAGGTACAACAACTTTATCAGGATATACTTTAGATGTTAATGGTACTGCAAGGGTGCAGGGGGTAATTACAGGTAGCGTAAGTGGTGGTACTTTAACATTAGGGACTGCAAGTACAAATACTACTGCTATTTCTATTTCAGGGTTTTTCCAAAATACAGGAGCAATTTCTATAACTAATTCAAATTCGCGTGGATTTACTAATGAAATAAATCTACAAGGTAATGGTTATATAACTAGATACAATGGTAATTCATCATCTGTCACTGAAGGAAATACTTATTATGGTGCTTTCGGAAATATAAATATTACCGCAGGCACTATTGATATGAACGGATTTTATTTTTTCCCAACAATAGTAAGTGAAACAGGTGCTACTATAAAAGCATTTAATAGTGGGTTATCTGCTGCTTCAAATCGTTGGAACTTATATATGCAAGGTACTGCTGCCAATTATATGGCAGGACAAGTTGCAATTGGTTCAACAACTTTAAATGCAAGTGCCGCTTTACAAGTAACATCTACTACTCAAGGCTTCCTACCACCAAGAATGACCACAACACAAAGAACAGCAATAGCGACACCTGCAACAGGATTGATTGTTTATCAAACAGATGGAGTTGAAGGATTATGGTTGAATACAAGCACAGGATGGAGAGAGTTGACAGTTGTTTAAAATAAAATAATTAACTTTGGAGTATGCCGAATATAGCAAACATATCGAACAACATTTTAACGGATAGTGGGGTAGCTACAAGTTCTTTACAGCCAACTATTACTTTAACAACTACCGGGACAAGTGGTGCTTCTACATTAATATCAAATACCTTAAATATTCCTAATTACGGGAGTGCATTAACCGGCTATGTTCCTACATCAAGGCAGTTATCTATAAATGGAACTGCATATGATTTAAGTGCAGATAGAACTTGGAGTGTTGGTACAGTTACATCGGTAGCTGCATTGACATTAGGAACGACAGGGACTGATTTAAGTTCAACTGTAGCAACAGGAACAACAACTCCTGTAATTACATTGAACGTTCCAACAGCAAGTGCTGCTAATCGTGGTGCATTGAGTGCTGCTGATTGGTCAACATTTAATACTAAGGTAGGTGGTGTAACAGCGACAACCCCTTTATTTTCAAGTGGAGGGTCTACGCCAAATCTTACAATTCAACAGTCAAGTGGTAGTCAGGCAGGATATTTAAGTTCAACTGATTGGACTACTTTTAATAATAAACAAGCAGCGGGTAACTATATTACAAGTTTAACGGGTGAGGCTACGGCAACAGGTCCCGGTGCTGCGGCAGTGACTTTGAACAATGCATCAGTAACAGGAAAGGTTCTTACCGGTGTTAATATTACAGGCGGAACAATTCTTTCAACTGATAGTATTCTTACAGGATTTGGTAAGTTGCAAAACCAAGTAAACGGACTTATTGGTGGGTCAATATATCAAGGAACGTGGAACGCAGCTACTAACACGCCTACATTAACAAGTTCAGTTGGAACACAAGGGTATTACTACATTGTTTCAGTGGCGGGTACTACAAATCTTAATGGAATAACAGATTGGTTTGTGGGTGATTGGGCAATATTTAATGGTGGTGTATGGCAGCAGGTAGATAATACTGACGCTGTAGTAAGTGTAAACGGACAGACAGGTGCTGTTAGTTTGACTACTGACAATATTTCGGAAGGAGTCACAAATTTATATTATACAGATACACGTGCACGTGCGGCATTGTCATTTGCAGCAGGTAGTGGTGCTTATAATAGCACTACAGGTGTTATCACTATACCAACTAATACAAGTCAGTTAACCAATGGTGCTAACTTTATTACGTTAGCTTCATTAAGTGGAACGGCTCCTATTGTGTATAGCAATACGACAGGTGCTATTAGTATTACTCAGGCAGGAACTGCAAGCAATGGGTATTTAAGCAGTACTGATTGGAATACATTTAACAACAAGCAAGCAGCATTAACTAATCCGGTTCTTGCAAGTGGTAGTTGGACTTCAAACTATATTCCTAAAATTAATGGCACATATACTTTAACAAATAGTTTATTGTATGATGGAGGAAGTAGCATTGGAGTAAATACCAATGCTCCATATGACTCAACTCAATTTAAGTTAGACATAAATGGAGGTTTACTTATAAAGAATGCATCAGGAGTTCCTGCACAACTTGTTTTAATTAATGGTAATCCCGCAACAGGAGGGGATAATGCATTTATTGTTCATTCTGTTGGTGGAATTTTTACTGCTAATTGGGCACAGCTTCAAACATATTATGGTGCATCAGTAGCTTCAGGAGCATTAAGATTACAACCAACTGCAGGTCAGATTTTAATTGGTTCAACTACAGCATCAGCATTTAAAGTTGATATTACAGGAACTCTTAAAGCATCAGGTCAACTTACTTTGGGTTCAACTATTACTAATGGTACTTATACATATACTCTTCCGGGAGCAACAGGAACATTAGCTTTAACAAGTCAATTAACGGGAGGCACGGTAACTTCAGTTGCGGCTTTAACTATTGGAACAACAGGTACAGACTTATCAAGCACAGTTGCTAATAGCACTACAACTCCTGTTATTACTTTAAATGTTCCAACGGCATCAGCTACAAATAGAGGTGCATTGAGTGCTGCAGATTGGACCACATTTAATAATAAGCAGGCAGCATTGACTAATCCTGTAACAGGTACAGGAACTACTAATTATATATCTAAATTTACAGGTACAAGCACAATAGGTAACAGTATAATATTTGACAATGGAAGTGCAGTAGGAGTTAATACAAATACTCCAACATATTTATTTAATGTTAACCAAGCAGCAGATGTTTGGCACGCTGCATTTGGTGATGTAACTACTACAGGACAAATGTTAAGAATTGGTGGTAATGCATCAAGCGGTGCTACTAAATATTCTACTCTTGGTGCATACATAAATAATTCAGGAAACACAGGTACGTTATTAGTTTTACAAAGAGATGGGGGTAATGTAATTATAGGAGGCAGTAGTACTGTATCTGATTCAGGAGATTTGTTTCAAGTAAAAGGTAATGTACAAATAAGAAATAATTACAATGGACTAACTAGAATTAATATTGTAAACACAACAGCAGGAGCAAGTTCTTATGTTGAAACATCATATACTACTGATGCAGCAGGTAATGCTTCAATAGGAAAGTATAGCACAACAACAACTGCCTATAAATTTATTTCTGCAAGTAGTAGTTATATATATAATGGTGGTTCAGGAAATTTAGCAATAATTAATGACTTTGCAACAGGTGCAATTTTATTAGGAGCAGGAGGTTCAAGTACTGCTCATTTAACAATTACAAGTGGGGGGTTGGTTGGTATAGGAGTTGCACCAACTCAATCAGCAGCATTAACTTTTGCAGATTCTTTAGCACAAAAAATATTATTTAATAACAATGCTAATAATTATAGAATTGATTTAGCTTCTGCAGTTGCAGGTGGTGATGCAATGATGAAATTTATAGCAGGTTCTACAGGTGCAGGGGAGGTTGGATTTTATACTACTACTAATTTGAGAATGCTTATTACAAGTGGAGGAAATGTAATTATAGGAACTACTAACACATCAACAGGACATAGACTAACTGTTTATTCAGCAACTGAAACTGCTCAGATTAGAGCAGCGGGTGCTGCTCCTGCAATTTTGTTTACAAATACTGATACCAATACAAACAGCTATTCAGGTTATGTAGGTATAGTAACGGCAGCTAATAATTTTATGGCAGGCACTGCTGCAGGTGATATGGTGGTTCAAAACTATTCAGGTTATCCAATATTATTTGGAATAGGGAATGTTATAAAAATGCGAATAGAAGCGTCAGGACAACTTGTATTGACCTCAACTATTAGTAATGGTACTTATACTTATACTTTACCGGGTGCAACAGGAACATTAGCCTTAACGAGTGATATTCCTTCGTTAACAGGATATGTAACATTGGCTACTGCTCAAACAATTACAGGTGCAAAAACTATTTCTAAAGAGGCAGGTTCTTATGGTGGCACAGTACAATCATTTTTAATTGATGGTGCAGGAGGTAATGGTGCTATAACTATAAATTCAAATGGTGCTACTTCGCAATACGCTTATTTAAACTTTGCACAAAACGGAGTTACAAAATTTGAAGTAGGTACTGAAGGTGCTGCAACAAATAACGGCAGTCTTTATTTTAATCATAATATACAAGTAGGTTCTACAGGTGCTGCATTTTATCTTAAAAAAAGTAATGGATATGTAGGTATTAATCAAACAGACCCTTCTTATCAATTACATGTAAACACTAGTGCTAATGAAGGGATATTTTTAAAAGGTTCAGGTGCAGGTGTTTGGATGAACATACAAACAACAGGAAAATTATGGTCAATAGGGGCACAAACTGATGGATTTGGTGTTTATCAAAGAACAGATAGTACTTATGCATTATTTATAAGAGATAATGGTTTTATGTCAATAGGTAATGCAACTACTGCAACTTATAAATTTAATGTATATACTGATACAGATGTATGGCACATGGCAGTAGGAGGTTCAACAGGTCAATTAAGAATAGGTGGTCAAACAGGTACAGGAGCAGTAATACAAGCATATACACCTGCCGGAGTAACTAGAAATCTTTATATACAAAGAGATGGTGGTAATGTATCAATAGGTACTTCTACTGATACCAATCATAGATTAACGGTAAATAGTTCCACTGCAGCAGGTCAAGTTAGAATTACGGGGACAGCACCTACTGTTTATTTTACAAATACATTAACTGACCCTGCAACCTATGTAGGTTTAGTAGGATTAGCAACTCAAACTAATAACTTTTTTACAGGAACGGCAGCAGGTGATTTTGTAATGTATAATTCGGCTAGTGGATATAAATTATTTGTTGTAAATTATAGCGGAGGTGTTTACTTAACAAGTGGTGCAACATCTTGGACTGCTAACTCGGATATTAGACTTAAAAATATAAATAGTCATATTGATAACGCAGTTGAAAAATTATCTACCTTGCAGACTATTAATTTCTCATACAAAAATGACAAGTTTAAAAAACAAAACCTTGGTTTAATAGCACAAGAAGTAGAAAAGATATTCCCTGAACTAATTGATAAAAATAATGAAGGAATGTTAGGGGTAAGATATACGGAATTAGTGCCTGTATTAATCAAAGCAATTCAAGAACTTAAATTAGAAATAGAAACTTTAAAAAATAAATAAAATGAAAGAAATTCAACCCGTAACAATGTGGAATGGGGTAGAAGGAATCTACTTAAATGCTTGGGGCACCAATGTAACCCTGAACATAAGTGCAGTATTTAGTTATAATATCCTAAATGCTAGTCAAGAAAGATTAGTAGAGGGAGAGTTGATTATGACAGGCGAAGCATATACTCAATGGACTGTTGACCAATACGCTTGGGATTGGATAGCCGAACAATTAAACCTTACAATTATAGGCGACTATGTTCCACCTGTTATTGAGGAGGTAAAATCAAGTAGTATTTAAATAATAAAATAAAATAAAATGGCAAAAACAATTGAACCAATTTCTTCTTGGCAAAATGGAGAAGAAAAGCAAGCAACAGTATTTGTATTAACGTCATCATACGATAACTTATCTACAACTGCAAATTTTCAGTATCAGCTAAACGAGCCTTTACCAAACCCTGCTCCTACCTATCCTGTGTATAATACTTTGGTGAATGGTTCATTAACCATATCAGGACAAGATTACTTGGATTGGGATGCTGCTACAGATGCAAACGAATGGGCATATACTTGGGCTGCAACGCAATTAAAACTTGTAATTATTCCTGATGAAACTATTGCATAGTTCAATAAATATTCATTACTTTTACATAACTATGTATAAGCATAGTTATATTAACTAAATCAAATCAAATGAAGTACAAAGACCTAAACATTCTAGTGGCGTCAATTAATGCCGTTATTGGTGGTCAAGAGACCAAAATTCAAAAAAAGTTATTTAAGTTGTATGAGAAGGTAAAGCCTTTTCACGAAGAGTATAACAAGCAACGTGATGAACTACGCTTGGATAATGCTGCAACTGACGATAAAAATGTCCTTTTAACAGATGAAAAAGGAGAGTATAAGTTCAACAAAGAAGGTGTTAAGAAGTTAACCAAAGACGTTGAGGCTTTAAATGAAAAAGAATTTGAGTTTAAGCCTATTGAAGTTATTAACACCAACGGATTAGAAAAGTTCACATTCTTAAAAGATTGGACTACAGGTATTGAGTTTATTGAAGAAGAAGAGGAGGAACTATAATGGATATTCGTAAAATATCAATAGGACCTGATTACAAAGGCGGTGCTATGCACTATATTGTAGGTCAGAAAATCCTTGGCGATACTAACGAAATTCATCTTATCAGGCTTAACCCTGAGAAAGAATCTATCCAAATCTTTATTATAAATGAGAAGGCGGAGGTGGTGCTTTGGAAAGAGTTCACCTCCACCATTCCCATATCCATTGAATATAACATCAATATCTAATGCAGTCTCCATTCTACTTCATAGCTAAACCTGTGAATGGAAGAAGGTATGACAATACAAAAGAGATAGGAGGCGTTGACTTTATTGTCAGCACCTCCGAGGAAGACCATAAGTTTTCTAATCGATTTGCAGAGGTCGTTGAACTTCCATTGGGTTACAAAGGTCCCATCAGGGCAGGTGACACCTTACTTGTGCACCATAACGTATTCAAGTTTTATAATGATATGCGAGGTAGGCAAAAAAGCGGTAAGTCATTCTTTAAAGACGACCTATTTTTTATCGAGACCGAACAGTTCTATATGTATAAGCACGACTCCACGTGGAACGCTTACGACAGATACTGCTTTATCAAACCCGTACCTGCAACTGAAAGCTATATTAAGAAGCCATTCTCAGAAGAACCCTTAATGGGAATAATGAAGTACCCTAACGAGTACTTACTTGAGCGTGGTATAAAAGCAGGAGATATGGTATGCTTTTCCCCTGATAGCGAATACGAGTTTACAGTAGATGAAGAGAAGTTATATAGGATGTACGACCACCAAATAACAATCAAATTATGAATCTAATCACATTCGACAACATTATTAAAGACCCTTTATCTTATGTATCAGATATACACTTGCACGAATTTCAAGACGTGGCAGACGGGGAGCACACTTTCAGAAACATTCAGCCAAGGGATAGTAACGATGAGTTTGCCTTATACGTCACTAATTTATTTCTTGGTTACAAGGTAGACTTAAACTTTATTCGTAAGTCACCACTCCATCAAGAAGAGCCAAATTTTGTACATACAGATGAGATGATGGGTGATATTACCTGTCTTTTGTATTTAAACGAGCAGGCACCCGAGGATGACGGGACTACTATCTACGATGAGGACAAGAAGCCATTACTTACAATGTACTCTAAGTTTAATCGTATGATAGCCTTTAATGCAGAGGCTCCACATTCACGCAATATTTTTGATAACTTTGGAGAAGCAGAAACTGCAAGGTTGGTACAGATAATTTTCTTAAAAGCTAAGTAATGAGAGACACTAAAGAAATAAAATTACGCATTATTGAAGCGGGGTATAAAGCTGTTAGTCATCTTATAAAGGTAGCTGAGGAAGATATTATTAATACTGAGTCAGATACAGATGTGTCTGCAGATAAGATGAAGAACGCAGCGGCAGCTAAGAAATTAGCCATATTTGATGCGTTTGAGATATTAAGTAGAATAGAAACAGAGAAAGAAAATTTGGATTCCGCAGACAGAGGAATAAGTAAAACAGATACAAAACAAGGATTTGCAGAAAGAAGGTCAAAGCAATAGTTTATGCCGTATAGTTGAAAGTCATATACCGGCTTCCGTCATCTCTAATAAAAATAGAGTGAGGTCGTGGTTGTATGGTTATAATCCTCAGTACGATGTTATTGTTATCTCAAAGACCGGACAGATAGGGCAGGTAGTAGAGATAGAGGGATTATTTATTGCTCTTCCTGCTATACCCGATAAGTGTCTTCAAAGACACTCCACTAAAGCTGAACAGTATTGGGAGCGTCACGACCTTCCCCGTGAGTTAGCTAAAATTCAATCCATATTTCAATGGAACGAAAAGCCAAAAGAATTTAAAGACCGTTGGGTTGATTATATTGAAAAAGAATTTGACTACAGGGAACAGGGATATTGGTTTATGAACAATGGTGTCAAAACCTACATAACCGGTTCTCATTATATGTACCTGCAGTGGTCAAGTATTGACATAGGCTATCCTGATTTTCGGGAAGCGAATAGAATATATTGGATATTTTGGGAAGCCTGCCGTGCAGACCCGAGGTCATTTGGTATGATATACCTAAAGATTAGACGTTCGGGATTCTCATTTATGTCATCTTCAGAGTGCGTTAACATAGGTACGCTCGCACGTGACGCACGTATAGGTATCTTATCTAAGACGGGTGCCGATGCTAAAAAGATGTTCACAGATAAGGTTGTCCCCATTAATAGTCGACTTCCTTTCTTTTTTAAGCCAATAATGGATGGTATGGACAAGCCAAAGACTGAGTTGGCATTTAGGGTTCCTGCATCTAAGATTACTAAAAAGAATATGTACGAAGCCAACGACAATGAGATTGACGGATTAGATACATCAATAGATTGGAAGAATACGGAAGACAACTCCTATGATGGAGAGAAGCTACTCTTCTTGGCTCACGATGAGTCAGCCAAGTGGACTAAGCCTGTAAACATTAAAGAGAATTGGCGTGTAACTAAAACGTGTCTTAGGTTAGGTAGTAAAATTATTGGTAAGTGTATGATGGGTTCAACCTCAAACGCATTATCAAAAGGGGGACAGAACTACAAAGATATTTACGAAGATTCAAATGTAAAGGTTCGTAACGCCAACGGACAGACTAAAAGTGGCTTATATGCCCTATTTGTACCTATGGAGTGGAATATGGAAGGATTCATTGATAGATATGGTCATCCTGTATTTCGCAAGCCTGTTGAGGCTGTAATGGGTGTGGATAACAATTGGATTATAAATGGAGCCATTGATTATTGGGAAGCGGAGGTAGACTCGTTAAAGAGTGATGCTGATGCATTGAACGAATTTTATCGTCAGTTCCCACGCACAGAGTCTCACGCTTTCAGAGATGAGAGCAAGCAGGCTTTATTTAATTTAACCAAATTATATCAACAGATTGACTATAACGACTCAATGATTAAGGGACAATACCTTACTCGTGGGTTATTCTCGTGGAAAGATGGTATAAAAGATACTCAGGTAATATGGACGCCTGATACTCGTGGTAGATTTAATATTGCTTGGGCACCGCCTAAGCATATGCAGAATAATATTCACATACGCAATGGAATTAAATATCCCGGTAACGAGCATCTTGGTTCATTTGGTTGTGACTCCTATGACATCTCAGCCGTAGTTGGTGGACGTGGTTCTAATGGTGCATTGCACGGTATGACTAAGTTTCATATGGATGACGCTCCTGTTAATCAATTTTTTTTAGAATATATTGCTCGTCCACAAACAGCAGAAATATTTTTTGAAGAAGTGTTAATGGCTTGCATATTCTACGGAATGCCTATCTTAGTGGAGAATAACAAACCAAGACTTTTATACCATATAAAAAATAGAGGATACCGAGGTTTCTCTGTTAATAGACCGGATAAGCAAATGGCTAAGTTAACAAAGACTGAGCGTGAGTTAGGAGGTATTCCAAACTCATCAGAAGATGTAAAACAAGCACACGCTTCTGCAATCGAGTCTTACATTGAGAAATTTGTAGGATTAGATTTAGAAGCAAAATATAGAGACCCTGAGGAGATGGGCACAATGCCATTTACAAGAACACTTGAGGATTGGGCGAGGTTTGATATAAACGACAGAACAAAATTTGATGCGTCTATTAGTTCGGGATTATGTATAATGGCAAATCAAAAGCACTTATATATGCCGGAGAAAAAAGAATCAAATTTAATTATTAACTTTGCTAAGTACAAAAACGATGGAACAACAAGTCAATTAGTTAGATAGATGGCGTGTTTATATAGACATATAAGAAAAGACATTCAAATGCCATTTTATATTGGCATTGGATTAGATACAAAAAGGGCGTATTCTAAGACACATAGAAATGCCTATTGGAAGTCAATAGTTGGTAAAACAGACTATGAAGTAGAGGTTTTATTTGATGAAATAGATTATGAATATGCAAAAATTAAAGAAAAAGAATTTATTGCATTATATAAAAGAAGAAAAGATGGCGGAATATTGTGTAATTTGACTTTAGGTGGGGATGGTGTTTTAGGTATAGTTCACAGTGAAGAAGCAAGAGAAAAAATGGGTGCTCCTAACAAAGGAAAAACTATTTCTGAATGGCATAAAAAAAGAATATCAGAGTTTTGGAAAGGAAAACCAACTCCTGAAAAAACAAAGAAAAAGATGTCTGAAAGTGCGTTAGGACAAAAAAACCATATGTATGGAATTAAAGCATCTGAAGAGACAAAACAAAAAATGAGTATTTCTGCTAAAAAAGGAGAAGATAGCAAACTTTCAAAATTAACAGAATCAAATGTATTAGAAATAAGAGATTTATATAAAAAAGAAATTAGTTCACGTAAATTAGCAAAAATGTTTAATGTGCAAAAAAGTTGCATATTATCTATTATTCATAAAAAAACTTGGAAACACATATAGAGTATGAAGAATGTAACAGTACAAATAAATGCAACCTCGTTTCCGAGTCAAATGGCTACAGATGCTGAGAGGGCGTCTGATGAATTTGGATTACAAGTTGCTCAAAGTATACAGTTTGAGTGGTTCCGTAAAGATGGTAACTCTTGTAGGTACTATAGCCAATGGAGAGATTTCCGTAGGTTAAGGCTATATGCAAGAGGTGAACAGCCTATTGGTAAATATAAAAATGAGTTAGCTGTTGATGGCGATTTGTCTTATTTAAATTTAGATTGGACTCCTGTTCCTATTATTCCAAAGTTTGTTGACATTGTTGTTAATGGAATGTCTGATAGGCTTTTTAAAGTTAAGGCGTATGCACAAGATGCAATGTCTCAAGCTAAAAGAAGTAAGTATCAGGATATGGTTGAGTCTCAGATGGTATCAAAAGATATTTTAACAACGATAAAAGAGAAGACAGGTGTTGATACATTTATGATGGACCCTGAGCAACTTCCTGAAACAGATGAAGAGTTGTCGTTGTATATGCAGCTTAAGTTTAAGCCTGCTATTGAGATTGCAGAAGAGGAAGCAATCAATACTATTTTTGACGAGAATCATTATGATGATTTAAGAAAAAGACTTGACTATGATGCAACAGTAATTGGTATTGAGGTTGCAAAACACGAATTTTTACAAGGTACAGGCGTTCAGATTTCATATGTTGACCCTGCTAATATTGTTTATAGTTATACTGAAGACCCATTCTTTAAAGATTGTTTTTATTGGGGTGAGATTAAAACACTTCCAATAGGTGAGTTAATGAAGATTGACCAATCTTTAACTAGAGAAGATTTACAAGAAATTACACAATACAGCCAAGCGTGGTATGATTATTATAACGTATCACAGTTTTCCGAAAACAGTATGTTTAATCGTGATACTTGTACTTTATTATATTTTAATTATAAGACCACTAAAAAAGTAGTTTACAAAAAGAAAACTTTAGAGGGTGGCGGTTCTCGTATTATTGAGAAAGATGAAACTTTTAATCCTCCTACCGAAATGATGGAGGAAGGTAATTTTGAGAAGATAGAGAAGACTATTGACGTTTGGTATGAAGGTATTATGGTAATGGGTACCAATATCTTATTGCAGTGGAAACTTTCTGAGAATATGGTTCGCCCTAAGTCAGCATCTCAGCACGCACTACCAAACTATGTAGCTTGTGCTCCACGTATGTACAAGGGAGTTATTGAGTCGTTATGTAGAAGGATGATACCATTTGCTGATTTGATTCAAATCACACATTTAAAATTACAACAAGTTATTGCTCGTACAGTTCCGGATGGCGTCTTTATTGATGCTGATGGTCTAAACGAGATTGACCTAGGTACGGGTAACGCATACAATCCTGAGGACGCTTTAAGATTATACTTCCAAACGGGTAGTGTAATTGGTAGAAGTTTTACGCAAGATGGTGACTTTAACAATGCAAGAGTGCCTATCACTCAGTTAAACTCTAACTCAGGTGCTGCTAAAACGCAGATGCTGATTACTAATATGAACCACTACGTTGATATGATTAGGTCTGTGACCGGTCTTAACGAAGCGAGAGATGGCTCTAACCCTGACCCTAACTCATTAGTTGGTCTACAAAAGATGGCTGCATTAAACTCCAATACTGCTACAAGACATATCCTTGATGGTTCTTTGTATGTTTATCGTTCATTAGCAGAGGCTTTGACTTATAGAGTTGCAGACATTTTGCAATATGCTGACTTTAAAGACGAGTTTGCCAATCAAATTGGCAAGTACAATGTATCTATATTAGACGAGATTAAAGACCTATATATTTATGACTTTGGTATATTCATTGAGGTCTCACCTGATGAAGAACAAAAGGCACAATTAGAAGGCAATATCCAAATGGCATTGTCTAAAGGTGACATTAACCTTGAAGATGCAATTGACATACGTGAGATTCGCAATATTAAACTTGCTAATCAATTACTTAAGATGAAGCGTATTAAGACGCAAGAGCGTTTAGAGAAGAATGAGATGCAGAAGCAGGCAATGATTGCTCAACAACAATTGAAGTCTCAAGAGATGGCAGGTCAGGTTGCAATGCAGAAGATTGACTTGGAGACAAGGTCTAAGATGCAGATTAAACAAGCAGAGGTAGCTTTTGATATTCAAAAAATGGAGAAAGAAGCGGAGATGAAATCTTATCTAATGCGTGAGGAGTTTGATTATAATTTGCAGCTTCGTGGTATGGAGACAAGTAATATAAATACTAGAGAGCAGACAAAAGAGGATGCTAAAGCCAAAAGAATTAGCCAACAAAATACAGAACAATCTAAATTAATTAATCAAAGGAAGAACAATCTACCTCCAATAAGTTTTGAATCAAATGAGGATAGCTTGGATGGTTTTGATTTAGCTGAATTTGAGCCTCGTTAAAATGTCGAAATTTTTATCTATTTTTGTATAAATAAAATCAAATCAAATGGAATATAAAGTTAGAGCCGTAGAAATGCTTGAACCAAAAAGCGTTCAAGAAGTAGAGAAGCAGTTACTTGATAAACACGAAGATTCGTTAAGTCAAGAAAATAATGAAGCAGATAAAGAGGTTATAATAGACCCCGTACCTGCAGGTGTTGATTTAAAGGATGAAGATGTTCTTTCATATATTGGTAAGAGATATAATAAGCAGATAAATTCATTGGATGAATTGGTAGCTGAGCGTAAAGAAGCTGAGCAATTGCCTGAAGATGTAGCTGCTTATATGAAATACAAAAAGGATACGGGACGTGGGTTTGACGATTTTTTAAAGTTAAATAAAGACTTTGATACAATGAGTCCTGACCAACTCCTTAAAGAATACCTTTCTTCCACACAGGAAGGTCTTGATAGTGATGACATTGAGACGTTAATGGATGAGTACAAGTTTGACACTGATTTAGATGATGAGTCAACCGTTAAAAAGGCAAAAATCGCAAAAAAGAAAGTTCTTGCTGAAGCCAAGAAATATTTCACTTCCCAAAAGGAACAATATAAAATGCCCCTTGAGTCAAGAACGGCATTTATTCCAAATGAGGAGAAAGAAATATACGATAGCTATAAGCAATATACCCAACAGGCAAAGACCATAGAAGAGGAGAACAATCGTAAACGTCAATGGTTTGACCAAAAGACGAACGATGTTTTTAGCGGAGAGTTCAAAGGTTTTGAGTTCAATGTTAATGACAAGAAGTTCACGTTTGCTCCCGGAGACGCTAGTGAGTTAAAAAAGAACCAAGCTACACCACAGAACTTTATTAACAAGTTCTTAGATGGGCAAGGTTTAATGAAAGACGCAGCAGGCTATCATAGGTCATTGTCGATAGCAATGCATCCTGACAAATTTGCTAAATTCTTTTATGAACAAGGGTTATCTGATGCTACTGAAGATGTTATGCGTAAAACCAAAAACATCAATATGTCAGAGCGTAAAGCACCCGAGGTTAGCAAATCAACGAATGGAATGCAGGTGAAAGCGATAAACCCTGATTCAGGACGAAACCTGAAAATTCGCAGTATGAAAAAAATATAAACAATTAAAATTTTAAAAAAATGGCAAGTGCACTTTTAAGTTCCCCTACCTTCGCCCTGCAGCCTTCTGCAGAACAGGTAGCGTTACAAACAAATTACATTACCAACTTCAACTTTTTGACTCAGTATCTTCCTGATACTTATGAGAAAGAATTTGAGCGTTATGGTAATAGAACAATCGCATCTTTCTTACGTATGGTAGGAGCAGAGATGCCTTCTAATTCTGACCAAATCAAATGGGCAGAGCAAGGACGTTTACACATCAAGTACACAAGTTGTACTTCAGCAGCAGCAGCAGCCGCTTCAACAGCGACTTTTACTGTAGCTGATAGTGGTGTAACTTACATAGCTATTCGTGTTGGACAAACTTTGATGATTCAAAACAACTCAACAGGTGTTTTCAACAAGGCTATCGTAACAGCAGTTCCTTCAGCAACTACTTTCACAGTAGCTTACTATGAGACTGCAGGTCAAGCATTCGCAGTTTCTACAGCTTGTACCGTATTCATTTATGGTTCTGAGTTTAAGAAAGGAACTAACGGAATGGTTGGTTCATTAGAATCAGAAGATGACATCTACACTAACAACCCTATTATCATTAAAGATAAGTATGCGGTTAATGGTTCAGATATGGCTCAAATTGGATGGGTTGAAGTTACTACTGAGAACGGTGCTACAGGATACTTGTGGTATTTGAAATCAGAGCACGAGACTCGTTTACGTTTTGAAGATTACTTAGAGACTTCAATGATTGAAGCTGTTCCCGCTGCATCTGCTTCAGGTGCTGCAACTGCAGGCTTTATTGGTTCTCAAGGTATTTTCTACGTTGTAAACAATCGTGGTAACGTTTGGGGTGGTGGTACTCCAACAACTTTATCTGATTGGGATTCTATCGTTTCTCGTTTAGATAAGCAAGGTGCTATCGAAGAGAACGTAGTATTCGTAAATCGTGGATTAAGTTTCGATATTGACAATATGTTGGCTCAATTGAATGGCTATACCGCAGGTAGTGCTTCTCAATCAGCTTCATATGGTCTTTTCGATAACGATGTTGATATGGCGTTAAATTTAGGTTTCACAGGATTCCGTAGAGGTTACGATTTCTACAAGTCTGATTGGAAATACTTAAATGACCCAACAATGCGTGGTGGTTTAAGCAGTGCTGCTGCAACTGCAACCGGTACTATTACAGGTTTAATGGTTCCTGCAGGTTCTACTTCAGTGTACGACCAAATAATGGGAAAGAATGCTAAGCGTCCTTTCTTACACGTTCGTTACCGTGCTTCTGAAGCTGAAGACCGCAAATACAAGACTTGGATTACAGGTTCTGCCGGTGGTGCCGCTACAAGCGACTTAGATGCAATGGAGGTTAACTTCCTTTCTGAGCGTTGCGTATGTACCTTGGGTGCTAACAACTTCGTGTTATTCCGTTATGGATAATAGGTAGTAAATATAATTGGAGGGTGTCTTCAAAGACACTCTCCTTTTTTTAAATTAAATCAAATTAAATCTTATAAAAATGTCAAAAGTTATATCTTCTGTAGATAAAGTTTACAGATTAAAAATAGGTAATCCGCTATCATATACGTTAGCGTCAAGAAACCATCCTCGATTCCCACTAATGTGGTTTGACGAGAAAAACAACCAAAACCGTGCTCTTAGGTATTCTATAAATCAGAAGTCTCCTTTCGAGGACGAGCAAGATGGGAATGCTATTATTGAACCAATCATCTTTGAAGATGGGTTCTTAAGAGTGCCAAGAACAAACCCCGTACTACAACAGTTTTTACATTACCATCCATTAAATGGTAATATTTTTGTTGAAATAGACAAAGAGAAAGACGCAAGTGCTGAGGTTGAAGATTTAAATATTGAAGTTGATGCTTTAGTGGAGGCTCGTCAGCTTACACTTGACCAAATTGAAACCTTAACAAGAGTGATGTTTGGTAAAGACCCATCTACCGTATCTACTGCTGAGTTAAAGCGTGATATATTGGTATTTGCTAAAAGAGACCCAAGAGAGTTTTTAAATATATTGAATGACCCTGAATTAAAATTCCAAGCCAAAGTCCGTACATTTTTTGAAAACAAGTTATTGGTATTAAGAAATGGCGAGAAAGAAGTATGGTTTAATACAGCTACTAATAAAAAGAAGATGTTGTCAGTTCCTTTTGGAGAAGACCCTTTTAGTATGGTAGCCCATTTCTTACAAAGTGATGAAGGTATAGATTCGCTAAAAATGTTAGAAGCAACTTTGTCGTAGATATATTTGGTTATTGATAGATTGATAGGTTAGAGAGGGTACTGATTGTGCCCTCTTTTTTTTATGTATATTTGTAAAAAAGAACTAATGATAAACTCAGTAAGAAATGCGGTATTGTCTGTGTTGAATAAGAACAACTATGGATATATCTCTCCTTCTGATTTCAATCTGTATGCTCAAAATTCACAGATGGAGATTTATGAGGAGTATTTTAACAATTACAATAAGGTTATAAATGCAGAAAATGCTCGATTGTCGGGTGTAGACTATGCTGATATGGAACAACCAACAGCAGAAGTATTAGAATATTTTCTACGAACAGACTATTTAACAAAAATAGCTGCTAACAAATTCTCAATGCCTACTCCTGCGACAACAGGCTATTACACTTATATGTTATTGGACATCAAGTGTAGACCGGTTACATTGAAAACGGGTACAAATACATCCGTAGTTAGTAGTCAGCTAGTTGATAGTACTGCTACATTTTTATCAGATGATATTTCAGCAGGTGACGTTGTTACTAACATAACAACAGGTTTAGTATCTACTGTAACATCGGTAGTTAGTAATACCGTATTAGCATTAGACTCAAATATATTTTTAGCTTCTGCAAACTCTTATGGAGTTTTTTCTTCATCTACTAATGTTCAAGCTGAAAAAGTAATTAATAATAAACTTACGTTGTTGGTTAATTCAAATTTAACGCAACCAACAAATGAGTTCCCTGTTTACGCATTACAAGGCTCAGAATTGACTTTTTATCCTACAACGATAAGTAATAAGGGGCAAGTAGAATCAACCTATTTTAGGTATCCTGCGGTTCCAAAATGGACATATATAACACTTACTAATGGTGAGCCTGTGTTTGACCAATCTCAAAATGATTATCAAGACTTTGAACTGCCTCCTGAAGATGAATATAAGTTAATTACAAGGATTCTTCAGTATTGTGGTGTATCTATTCGTGAGACTGAGGTTACGCAATTTAGTATGGCGAAAGAACAACAAGAACAAAATCCATAAAAATTTAAGATATGGCATATATATCACAGTATCAATATTATGAGAATGGAGGTGTAGTACCTGAGGACGCCAATTGGGGGTCTTATCAGTTTATTAGCCTAACTGACATAGTCAATAACTTCTTATTGATGTATGCAGGAAACCATTCTTTAGTTAATAACGAAGAACGTTATAAAATATTATTTCACGCAAAACGTGCTATTCAGGAATTAAATTATGATGCTTTTAAAGAAATTAAAGTATTAGAGTTAACTGTTCCTGACACATTAAGATTTATTTTACCTTCTGACTATGTCAATTGGGTGCGTGTATCTTTATACAAAGATGGTTGGCTTAGACCTTTAACTGAGAATATTCAAACACTTTCATCCAAGGCTTATCTTCAAGACAATACAGGAAGAATTTTGTTTGACCAATATGGAAACGCATTATCTCCTCAGTACTCAACTATTGACTTGGAGAGATTAGCTAAAACAAAAAAGAGTATTTATCTTAACCAAGGCAATCAGTACAATGGGCAATTAGGATGGAACTATGATGGGATGTGGTATTTTGAAGCAAACATAGGTGCTGCGTATGGTTTAAATACAGAGACTGCAAATTTTAATCCTACTTTTAATATTGATAGAAAGTCAGGAGTTATTAACTTTGACTCATCGATGTCGGGGTTGTCTTGTATTCTTGAGTATGTGTCTGATGGTATGGAGCAGGGAGACAATTCTTTGATTACGGTAAACAAGTTATTTGAAGCATATATTTATGCAGCAGTTGAATATGAGATACTTAGTTCTAAACTTGGTGTCCAAGAATATATTGTTGCCCGTTCTCGTAAAAAAAGAAAGGCTTTGTTGAGTAATGCTAAAATAAGAATCAGTAACATTCATCCCGGTAGACTCTTAATGAATATGAGAGGTATGGACAAGCAAATAAAATAAAATGGCAAATTTTACAAGAAACTTTATAGCAGGTAGAATGAACAAGGTAGTAGACCAACGTTTACTTCCTGAGGGTGAGTATGTTGACGCTATGAATATTAGGATGGGTTCAACCGAGAACGCTGAGATGGGAGTAGTAGAGAATACAAAGGGAAACCTTTCTCTTACTACATTAAAATATAATGGAACATCTCTTAGTTCATCAGCAAGATGTATCGGTGCAATTGAGGATAGTGCAAATGAAACCATCTATTGGTTTGTTCACGACTCAGCTTTCCCGGTAGGTGCTACAGGTAAACTTGACTTAATTGTTTCTTTTAATGTTTTTACCAACATATTAACTTATCACGTAATAAGCATTAACGATGGTGCAAACGTTAATACTGTGTTAAACTTTAACCCAAGTTATTTGATTACGGGTGTAAATATATTAAACGATTTATTGTTTTTTACGGATGATTACAATGCACCTAGATTTATAAATACCAACAGAAATTACGCTAACCCCGTATCTAATATAGACCAATTTACAGCAGAGTCTTTACTTGTAATTAAGAAGCCACCGGTAGAATCTCCTGATGTACAACCTATTGTAACTAATGGGCAAGAGAATTTTTTAACTACAAGATTTATTTGTTTTGGTTATAGGTATAGATATATTGACGGAGAGTATAGTGCTACATCTCAGTGGTCTCAACCTGCTTTTGTACCTAATGCGTTTAGTTTTAGTACTGATAGTTTTTTAAACGAGGGGATGACCAACTTTTGTAACTCTGCAATAATCACATACAACTCAGGAAGTTCTCTTGTAGTTGGTGTTGATTTGCTATTTAAAAGAGCAGATGGCACTGTTATAAAAGTTATTGAGAAACTTGATAAGGCTGATTTAGGTCTTGCAAATAATACCGAGTACCAATACACATTTACCAACAGTAAGATATTTACAATACTATCCGAGTCTGAATTATTAAGATTGTACGACAACGTACCTAGATATGCCAAGGCTCAGACTATTATGGGAAATAGATTAATGTATGGTAACTACATAGAAGAATATGACTTAGTTGACCAATATGGCGTACCGGTTAAGTTTGAATATACTACTGACTTGGTTTCATTACCTATTGGTAATTCTACTATAAACGATGCTACGTCAACAGGAAATTATAACATTAACGGAAGCGTAAGTGTTCCAAGTTCAATAGTTTCTTTTAATTTAACAGGTAAAAGTTTGGTCGCAGGTTCTTCTATTAATTTAGAAGTAACAATTGAGCACTCTCAATTTTCAGGTCAAACTCCATTCCCTACACAAGAAACTACTGATGTAGGATTAGATTTTGCATTTATTTTGTCTACAACATATACATCTGTATATGAATTAGCAACAAGTGTTGAATTTCAAAATGTTGTAGGTACATCGGCAAACATTCAATCATTTGCAACCGCTTGTACAGGAACAACATTTACTGACTCAGTAAACTGCTTATTGCCAAATACTTTAGATGCTTATACAGCTATAGGAAGTGGTATAAGTGCAGTAGCACAACCTGTTGGAATTATAACAAGCCCTAGTAGCAGTTGGATTGGATTACAATTTATTGCTCAAAAATTTGTTGACAATACAGTTACACCTACGCAAACATTTTATGAATACTATCAGGTGGTTTTAGCACAAGCAAGTTTTCAAGAAATAGCAAATCCACAAAGTTTACATAGCAATAGAGACTATGAGATTGGTATAGTTTATATGGATGAGTTTAATAGAGCATCAACTGCTCTTGTAAGTCCTAATAATACAGAGCACGTTCCTTGTGGATTATCTGCATTTAAAAATTCAATCAAAGTAACAATACCTGCTACTCAAAAACCTCCGGGATGGGCTACTAGGTATAAGTTTGTAATAAAGCCTGACCAAGAGAATTATGAGACAATTTATTGTAGCATATTCTTTCAAGACCCTTTAACCAACAATGCGTACTTTTTATTAGAAGGAGAGAATGCAAGAAAGGTAGAAGCGGGAGATAGGTTAATTGTGAAAGCTGATTCAAGTGGACCAACATCATCTTGCGTATATGCAACTGTTCTTGAAAAATCTTCTCAATCGTCAGACTTTATTGAAATACCAACTGAATTAGACCCTGCAGTATTTATACCAATTCCTGCGGGAGTTTATATGAAAATAAACCCAAATAGCTTTAATACAGTTCAAGATGAGTATGCTATTATTGCTCCGGGTAAAATAACAGTAACAGCACCAAGAAGTAATCCGGGTACATTCCCTATTTTAAATTACCCAATGAATACTTATGATGCAGCTACAACTGCTTGGGTTGATTATACTGTTCCTGCAGGAAGTAGAATTGTATTTAGCATAAAACAATTTAGAGGTGGTAGCGGATGTCAATGTGAGGAAAGAACAAATACTTTAGAAAAAACATTTATTTCTTCAAGTACATACGATAATATGTATGATTGGTTTGTTGGAGATAATATAGAGCAGTTTTTAGATGATGGCACTAGATATGCTTCTTGTGGAGATGCTATACCTGAAAATACATTTGTTGCGGGTACGGGAAATCCTGTAGTTCCTACTAATAGTGGAATTAATTATTATCAATTTTATAGGGACCCTGCAACTCTTGAATTATATTTAATGATTACAGGAACAATAAGTTGTCCGGGTTTGGGTTATCCTAATGCTCGTGCATCTAATGTTGAAGTAAACATTACCGTGTTCCGCTCTGAAAAGAATTTAATATTTGAGACAGAGCCTACTGACGCTCTTCCGGATGTGTTTTTTGAAAACGAGATGTCTTTTGCTATTACGGGTGGTAACCATATGGGTAACCTCCAAAACCAAAATATAGGAGCAGGGACATCTGCTATAATTGACACTAAGTTTTTTAACTGCTTTGCATTTGGAAACGGAGCGGAGAGTTACAAGATTCGTGACTCAATCATTGGCAACTCATTTAACTTTGGTAACAGGGTTACAAGCGTATCTGCTCAGAACTATAAAGAGTCTGATAGATTTGCCGACATCACATATAGTGGTGTTTATAACGCTGAGTCAAATGTTAATAAGTTAAACGAATTTAATTTAGGTCTATTAAACTATAAAAACTTAGAAACTTCTTTTGGGGAGATATTTATATTAGACGGAAGACAAACTGACGTACTTGTATTACAAGAAGATAAGGTTTCATACGTATTAGCTGATAAAAATTTATTATCAGATTCTACAGGCGGTGGTGTCGTAGCTTCAGTTCCTGAGGTATTAGGCACACAGATTGCCCGTAGCGAAAAGTATGGTATTAGTTTTAACCCTGAGAGTTATATTCAATGGGGATATGATAGATATTTTACTGACGTAAAGCGTGGTGCTGTTATTCAACTACGTGGTAACTCTTATTCTAACGAGGAACTAAAAGTTGTATCTGAAATGAATATGAGGACTTGGTTTAGAGATACATTCAATGAATCTTTTAATACTCAAAAACTTGGTGGTTTTGACCCTTATATGAATGAGTATGTCTTAACAAGTAATACTATTGCTATACCATCAAATCCTCAGTGCTTAAATTGTGGTATCACTCAGACATTTACATTGTCATCTGCTACAAGTGCAACAACAACTTATTGTGTTGACTTAGGTCCAACCATAGGAAACACAGACATTAACTATACTGTTTCTTCAATAAGTGCAAGTGGTAATTTCCAAATAGTGGCGACTTACAATGCAATAGCTTATTCTACAGGAGTAGTTACTACAAGTGGTACGTTAACTTTTAACAAGAATAATGTGTCAGTAGAAACTGTAACTCTTGTAATAACTTATATAGGTGATATCACATTAAGCGTAGAGGTAGAGTGTGTTCAAGCTGCATCATTAAGTATTGTTCAAATAGTGCTTACCAATGATTATGACTCAGGTCAAACCATTAATAGTCAGTATAGATATGTAATTGGTTCATTTACATCTCCATTGCAATCAACATTTGTAATATTTGCTAGTGGAACAACAAATCCGCTTGTCTCTTTGTATAATATTACTACCAACTATGTAGGTACGGGTGGGTTCCCTCCTGCGGGAAGTACAATGAGTTTGATTTCAAACAAACTTGCTACTGATACTTTTGTGTTTAACTCTGCTACCGACAAGTTTAGATACCTTGCATCAGATACATTATACGCTAATACTACAGCGGGCATTAATTCATTATTAGCCTTAACTACTATAGCAACGCCTAATTTAGGTAGTGGTTCTTATAACTATGCAAATTTTACAGTACCTGCACTTGAAGATTATTTGTATTTAATATGGGACTTTAGGTCATCTTCTCCTGTAGAGTTGTGTTATTCAGCAGCAAGTGCAGAAGATGCTTGTTGTGGATGCGTGTTATCTCCTGTCTCGTACAATTGTGAAGATGGAGATTGTGTAGACCCATTAGATGGCAGTGGAGTTTATGCAACCTTAGTTGAGTGTCAAGCAGCTTGTGCTGCACCAACAACGGTTACATTAGATTGGACTGTTGGTCAGCAATCAGGAGGAGCATTGGTAATATTTAACAATGTAATGTCTCAAATATTAAACGTAACGTCTACAGCAGGAAGTGCTCAAAGTGGAACAATATATCCATTGATAAGCGAGTTACCTTACACCATCCGTGGTGAGTGGGTGTCAGGTTCAGGAAACATTATACAATTTAACTTATGTGATATAATAGGTGGCGGAACAATATTTACAAGTGGAGAGATTACTAACGTAGAGGGTTATGAGGACTATTTAGTTACTCCAACCCCTGTTCACGGATTAGTAAATCTAACTGCACAAAATGTAACACCACCTACTTGTCCTGTATAATTAAAATAAAATATAAAAAATGGCAACAAGTTCAGTATATTATTTAAATGCACCATCACTTGGTTCGGCAACTGCCGTGTTTACAAATAGCACATTAGCAACTTGTGCTGCGGATGGATTTTATTCAGATGGAGTAATAGTAAGAGAGCAGGTTGGATGTGTTTTATTACCACAACAAACTTGCCCTACGTGTGATGGCGTTTCATATAACTGTGTTGAAGGAGTTTGTACAGACCCGGGAGATGGAAGTGGAACATATGCTACATTAGGTGCTTGTCAAGCGGTATGCGGTTCAGGTGAGTCATACAATTGTATAGACGGAGTTTGCGTTGACCCCGGAGATGGTAGTGGAACATATGCTACATTAGAAGGGTGTGAGAGTGCTTGTAATCCTGAGGTATATACTATTGATTCATTTGCAACAGGCACATCAGTTCTTGCTTGCACTACAGGAAGCCCATCAGTTACTATTTATGCATTACCGGGATATACGGTTCCAATTGTTACAATGATTTTTTATACCGATTTGGCTTTAACAACTCCTTATGTTGGTGGTGTGGGATGGCGTAAATTTACAAATGGTACTACAAACTATGCAGGAGAAGTTGACGCTACAGGAGAACTTACAAATTATGTAACTTGCTAATAAATAACTATGCCAAATTATACATTATCATATAGCGATTTAGTAGGGGGATGGGTATCCTTCTACTCCTACAATCCTGACTTTATGATAGGGATGAACAA